CAAGGTTATTTACAATTTCAGCTACACTTCTAGGGTCACCACCTGTCCAAGGTAGTTTACGGTACATATCACTACGTGCCATTATCTAGTTCCTTGTTCAGAGTAATCTATATCCATGCCAATTGCTGAGAACCAGTCTGCACCTGTAGGTGTAAGGTTTACTCTATGATAACGACCTGCACTTCTTACAGAACATCTATCTTCTTGGCTAGCTGTTACTGTAGAACCATAAGTAATAGTGTCATCTAACATACGTCTAGAAGCCACAGCAACGCTTGCAGAGCCATTATCTACAGAAGGTCTAATAAGAGTCACAACTGAGTTATAACCGTATTCTAGGTCGTTTGTAGTAATGTTTGCTGTAGCATTAGTGCCTGTAAATGTAATAATTTTAGTATCACGAACACCACCAAATAAGAATTTACCACCTGCATAAAGTCTGTCATCTAGTGTTGTAGTAAGCGTGTCTACAGTTTTTAATGCTGCTGCAGAAGCTGCCATATCTATAGCAACACCTGTGCCTGAACCTACACCTGTAGCTGTAAATAATACACCTACCGTATTAGCAACTGCACCAATACCAGTAAATGATGTTGTTCCTACGCTTCTAATAGTATAAGACTTACCTACTACAAAAGAACCTGCTGTTACATTATAAGCTGCATCTAAAGCATCTAATGTTGTACCTGTAGTAGCTAATGTAGATAAAATATCTACGTCTGTATCAGCTTCACACCATTTTTGTGTTTCAAAATTATAAATAAGTAATGCTCTGTTACCTGAAACTGTTGTGTAGTTCCAAATAACTAAATTACGTTCTGGGTCTATAGCTGCTGAAATAGAGTCAATATCACCAATATTAGCGTTAGCATAAAAGTATCTATCTACTTTTTCTGATCCAATACCTACAACTTGCTGTCCGTTACATGAGTAGAAACCATCATCTGATAAGAAATACGTTACACCACCATATTGAGCAATAGAACCACCTTCTACACATCCTACGTTACGAGAGATAGTGTCAAACTGGAAGAATAATGGTGAGCCAATGTACGACATACGGACAATAGCTTTTTCTAGGAATACTATACCAAACTCGCCACCTGTAATACCTGTAATGTCACCACCGTCAGGAAGTTCTTGATAGTCTGACTGTGATGCTGCACCTGCTGTCCAATCTGTAGGGTCATTAATATCTGACCACTGCACTCTTGATGGGTATGTACCAGCACCAATATTAGCACCTACTACAAAGTCACGAACTACTGTAATATATTTAGCTACTGGAGCTGCTGCTGCTAAGTCTGCAAAGTCTGTAGATACATTAACATCATAATATTGTATTTTTTCAGAACCATTAGAAGCTAACGCATAGTTACCAAACTGAGCGAATTGCCATCTATTAATACCTGTATATCCACCGGCTTTAGAAACATCTTCCATAGTTAAGTCTGTAGAAGATACTTTAAATAATTTAGTAGCTCCTCCTGCAAATACAGATACGTCTGCATTTACTTTAGCAGCAAAACAGTTATTAAGGTCCTCTGTTGCTGAACCTGAATAGTTTACTGCTGACTTAAATGGACCATATCCTACAGCTAAAGGAATGACATTATTAGCTTCTGATACTGTGTCTAGGATACTAGGTTGGTCAGGTAACCAGTCTTTAAATTGTATTCTTTGTGTTGGCATATTAAATATTTGTACAGAAAAAAGCACTTAACAAGTAAAAAGTACCTGAAATTACAGGTTTTATTTCATGTGCAGTGAATCCTTTTAGTACAATTACGTCTCCTGTTGATACTTCTATGTTATCATCATCTACGGATAAATTATTTTGTCCACCAATACAAGCAATTACAGTTAATGAACAATATCTATTTTCAAATTCTGGTTTAACTTTATAGTTGCTATCTAATTCATACAGTGGCTTATCTATATGCTGACGTATTTTTTCACCTTGCTCTGCATTAATAAAATTAACGCCTGTACCAAAACTATAATCGTATGGCTCTGTAAATTCAGCTTGTTTTATAAATGTAGCTAATTTATCAAGTATAGATGTTGCATTTTGTAATGTAAAACCTGGGTATCCTCTATTAGGATATAATTGGTCTGCTTTTAATGATGGGTATTGACTTTTACCAAACTCTATAAATTGTTCGCACTCTTGTGTAGTTAAAGCATTTCTAAATAATTTATAATCCATATTGTTTACCAATTAATTGTTATTCTGCCAGCACCACCATTACCACCTGAACCACCTGTAGCTCCACTTTGAGCAGATCCTCCTCCACCACCTCCGCCTCCTGTATTTCCAGCAGCACCAGCACCTTGTCCTGAATTACCTCCATTACCTCCGGATGATGAAATACCTGAGCCACCTCCACCACCACCAGCACAATCACCAGCTCCACCATCTGAACCTGCTGAACCAGCACCTGTACCTGTTGCTGCTGGAGATGGACTTACGTGAACTCCGCCACTTGGTCCAGAACCGCCTCTAGCACCACCTCCGCCTGTTCCTCCATTAGATGTAGAGCCTGACCCACCAGAACCTCCGCTGCCACCTCCAGGGTCACCTCCGCAACAATAGGCATTAGCACCATTACCACCAGCACCACCATTAGCTGTTAAAGAAAAGCCTGTTGTACTACCGCCTGCTGAACCGTTAGACGAATTACTTCCGCTTGTACCACCACTACCAGCTCCACCTGCTCCTACTGTAATACTGTATGAAGTTAATGGAGAAACTGATATAGTTGATGTTACACGACCACCTCCGCCTCCACCGCCGCCACCTCCAGCCCATTGGTAATTACCATTACCGTCAGGTTTAGAAGCTCCGCCTGAACCACCACCACCTGCACCAATTAAGTCTACTGAAAGAGAATATACGTCAGCAGGAACAACAAATGTATATGTTCCAGCAGTAGTGTATGTTTCAGAGCCTGGTTTATATACTGAGCCTGTAAAGCCAAAACCTTTAGCTCCCATGCCACCTGTACGTTGTAATAAAGACATTTTTTATCCTACTTAAATTGAACTCTAGAAGCAAATACTGTATATGTTGCTGAAGCTGTTTTTACAATCACGTATGAATAAGCCTCTACACTAGAAACATTGCCTGCTGTAGGAGCAGAACCACCTTGCCATTTAGGAGTAACAGATGTACCGTCAATAGTTACAGCGTTGTTATAATAAGCTGTAGCCCCTGTAGTCACTAAAAATACTACTGTAATAGACTCACCTGTAGCCATAGCAGTATTTAAAGTTGTGCCTGATGAACCTCTAAAGTTTACAGTCCAGTTAGCAGATGCGTCAGTTGTATAGTATAAAACAGACTGTGTGGTTACATCATAGTTAATAGTACCTGTTGCTGCTGTTGCTGATACTGTAACACCTTCTAAAGCGTTTACAAATTTAGATGAGATAACACTAGATGTTCCTGTGAATGTTTGTTTGGCAGTAAAATTAGTTGCTACATTGCTAATAACTGTATTTGCATTATACGCTTGAACATCTGTACCGATAGCAAGACCTAATGCAGTTCTAGCTGTACTAGCACTTGTTGCACCTGTACCACCTGCTGTTAATGGAATAGTATCACCTGAAGTACCTGCTTGTAAGTCTTTAATTTGTGCCATTAAAGAACGAATAGCATTATTTACGTTTGCAGGTGAACATCCTTCAGCAATGTTAATATTGCTAATGTCTGTATTGTCTGCTGGTATTGCTGAATATTCACTAATTTTATTCTTTGCCATGTTTTATCCTTGTATGAGCCATATATCGTTACTTGATGCTACTTCTGTCCAAATGTCTGTGGATGGTGATGTTGTTGTCCATGTGTCTGTACTAAATGGTGTTGGTGTCCATTCTTCGCCTTGTTTATATCCTTTAGCAGTTACTGTACCTACGCCTTCTACATAAGCAAAACCTGCAAATATAGCGTTAGAACTTGCTGTAACTGTTGCAAAAACATCTACATCTGCGCTTCCTGTTATTAAATAACCACCTAAAGCTGTGACTGTAGCAGTTCCTGTAATAGATCCACTATCTAGTCTAATTCTGTTGTAATTAACTTCTATTTGAGCATTGGCTGTGATAACACCTTGAGCAGAAAAAATACTATTTGCATTAGCAGTAACTGTTGCTATTGCATTAATAGAGGCTTCGGCAAAAATAAAATTTTCTGCTAAAGAGCTAAAAGGAGCTTGTGCAAAAGCATATAATCCAAACATTTATTGCTCCTTAAATTCTACCCAATTTAATATTTCTTCATTCCATATATACATTGTATTTTGATCTGGCTTAGGAATAGGTGCTTCCCATGTACAAGTATTTTCATTTAATATCCATGACTCATATAATTTTGGTGCGATAAAAGCATCTAATACATTATCATATCTTGCGCCAGTAAATGCGTAATGCTTTCTAAATTTATTATTATATGATGTTTGTACCCAGTTAGTATCTTGTCCATATAAAGACTTACAAAAGTCAATACCTTTTTGTTCAATTTCATTGCCGTCTTGATCTAATAACTCATTGTTATTAATTACAATAACTTTGGTGACAATATTGTTGTTATCTAATTTTGCAAAATGAGCCATAATTAAAAAGTAATACTTCCTGAACCTGTAAATTTATAATATTTATATCCACCAGTATCAGTAAATGTAGGTGATCCTGTAGTAGAAGTAGCATCTTTAAAAGTATTTGCATACCTAATAATTACAACACCTGATCCTCCATCTCTACCTATAGTTGCAGTATTGTTAGAACGAGTAGCTCCACCGCCACCCCCTGTATTTGCAGTTCCTGGTTGAATAGTAGAATCATCCCAAGCTCCAGCTCCACCACCACCTATACCTCCTGGTGTTGCAGGTCCGCCTGCAGCTCCCCAAGCACCACCGCCGCCACCTGCGTAATAATTTCCGTCAGACCATTGCTTTCCTGCACCTCCACTACCGTTGTCAGCATTACCTCCTGAAGCATTAGCACCGCCACCGCCGCCTCCACCTGGGTTTGCTCCTGATCCACCACTACTTCCTTGCCCAGAAGTTCCAGACATACCACCTAAACCGTTACCACCACCGCCGCCACCAGAACCAAATGTTCCTGAATAATTACCATCATAAGTACCGCCGCCGCCACCGCCATTTGCAGTAGCAAAAGATGCAAAAGATGAATTGTTACCTGTACCACCTCTGCCTGTAGGTGATAACCCGCCAGTTTCATAATTACCACCAACTCCTCCACCACCTATAGTAATAGTGTATGAAGTACCTGTTGATACAGATGCAGTTCCTGACAAATATCCTCCAGCACCACCACCTCCGCCATGTCTATCACCACCACCGCCACCACCAGCTACTACTAAATACTCAACAGAACTTGGTGCAAGTGCTATTTTTAAAGAAATAAGAGATTGCAATAAAGTCATTATGTTAGACCTGATCCTGTGCAAGCAAATGTAGGAGTAGCACCACCTACTACACATAGTAAAGTAGCAACACCGTATTGTGCCAATGTTCTATTGCCTGTAGTTGCTGTTCCTGTAAGCCTTAATGTAACGCTAGTACCTTGAGTAATAGTTTGATTAGAACCAGAGTTATTAAATATAGATACCATATCACCAGCACTAAATATAGAAGCGTTTACAGTAACACCGCCTGTCGTAATAGATATAGTTTGACCTGCGTCATTAGCTACTAATACATAAGCTGCAGTTTTTGAGTTAATTGGTGCTGCTCTAACATCACCTTTAGAGTCTGAAATTAAACCTGTAGCAGTTATTGTTGCAGCAGCTAAAGTTCCTGTAAAGGTTGGTGATGCTGAAAATACTAAATTTGTAGATGTAGTTCCTGTTGCACCTGTAGCACTATATCCTGTAATATTATTAAATGCAGTAATGCTTGCTGTACTAGCATTAGTTCCTCCATTTGCAACAGGTAATGTACCTGTTACTCCTGTAGTAAGAGGAAGTCCTGTACAACTTGTTAAAGTTCCTGAAGATGGAGTGCCTAAAACTGGAGTAACTAAAGTAGGTGATGTTGCAAATACTAAAGAACCGCTACCTGTTTCATTTGTAATAGCAGATGCTAAATTAGCAGATGAAGGTGTTGCTAAAAATGTAGCTACACCTGTTCCTAAACCACTAACACCAGTAGCAATAGGAAGTCCTGTAGCATTTGTAAGTGTAGCTGACGCAGGAGTGCCTAATGCAATAGCATTTCCACTAGCATCTAAATAAATACCTTTTTCAGCAGGATAAGTAACAAATACGTTTTTAGTACCTGCACTAAAGTTGACTGCACTTCCACTATTACTAGACTCTAATATAGTATCACGAGATAAAGTAGTGCCTGAAGACGTATACGTTCCTAAACCTACTTCCCATTCTACTCCTCCTAAAATAGCATAGTAAGTAGTGTTACCATTGCCAATAACAGAAAAGTCTTGAAAGCCAGCCACAGCACTACCTAATGTAAACGTGCCTGTGCCTGTAGTAGTAGATGTAACTTGAACTCTATCTTTAACGACTAGTGCCATATGTTTTCCTTTTGGTTACAATTGTTCTTTTGTTTAGAACAACTAGGCAAGAGTCACAGATAGGTTGCCAGTAGTGATCTTAAATATATCACCAGTATCAATATTTTTAGATACGTCTAATGCTGTATGATAAAGTAAGTTGGGTCCTGTAGAAGCGTCATTAATTCCTATCCATCCTATTGTTCCCCAGCTAGCAAGAGCAGTAGGGAATGTAACATCAGCATCATTTAGCACATTACCTGATGTGCCTGAGGCTGTAGCAAAAGATACTGCTGTTCTAGCATATCCTGTACCAGATGTGCTAACTTCTGTGCCACTACCTGCATCTGTAGGGTCTGAAGTCCATAGTGATACATATACCGTTGCTGGTGCTGTGTATGTTGTTCCGTTTAGAGTTGCATTTAAAAGTGCATTCTCTAAGTAGTTACTCATTTCTGCCATAATATTTTCCTTATCGTGGTGTGACGCTTAATGTTGTGTATGGATATGTTTGACCTAAGTCGCTTTGTTTAATGTTTGCAATAGCTCTATCATATAAAGCAGACCATGTAGCAATTCTTTGGTCGTTCATTAGATATGGTTCTGCCTCTGCCAAAGTTGCATAAAGTAAAGCATCTGGATAGTATGCTAAATATAAGTTACTTGCTGTTGTGCTAGAGATAAATGTAGGTTGAGCATAATATAAAATTTGAACTGTGTAGCTTGTATCAGGACCAGGTGCAAACTTAAACTCTGTACCTAACATAGTAAAGTAATGTGGTCTGCCTGATAATGTTGTTTGACCATCTCTAAAGAATAAGTCAGGTGACTGAAACTCTAGTAATACAGGTGGGTTACCTAACATGTGTATTTCTCTGACTTCTAAAAAGTCTGTAGGAAAGCCTACTGTGCTATCTGTAGTGTCAGCAGTAGCGACTTTTAACATTCTTTCTGTTCTTAGATCACGAGTCATTCTGAATTGTGCCATCTGAATGAAGTCAGGTATCTGTGATGTTAAGTCTGTTCGTGCTAAGTAGTTTTCTACTGTAGTTACAAATGCACTATAACTAGTAAATGCCATTTAATTGTCCTTTTAGTCTATCCCAGCACTTGTCCATCTCATCTTTATGCCATTCACTAGCAGCTAATGAGCTTAACCATGCTGTTCTGTCAAAATA